CCCCTTTATCCCTTAGCTAGTTGGGATTGCCGTTGGCATTATTGCCTTCGCATAGCGTGGCTTACTCAGAATGGCTACTGCTGCACAAGTACCCGCCGAAGCCGTACCGTCAAAGTCAACGGTCACGTTCTCATAAACAGTCTCGCCACTCTTTGGTAGCTCATCAGCATGGAGTTCTAATACTAAAACTCTACCCTGATATGTTGCAGCAGTTAAGGTTAAAGCCGCAGAAGTTGCATCAGCGCTCAGAACATCTGAACTGGCACTAGCAGCTGCAGCACCGCCATAACGATAGTGGAAAGTGGCATCAGAAGTATCCGAACTATCGGTAGATCCGCATTCCACAGTCAGCACATTGTCCCCAGTAAGTGCTGCGGAGAATACGATAATAATAGTTGCCTGATCGTATCCTTCCATACTAAAAGAATCCAGCTCCGTATTGGATGTAATGGCAGTCGCATCTACGCATAACGGGATGATTAGGTTTTCTTGTGTAAAAGTTGAAACACCCATTAAGGTTCCCTCCTATTTAGAATTAGAGAGGCGGAATTTCACCGCCCTAATTTATGTCCTCTCGGCAAGTGTTACAAATGGGCTGAGAGTGCTTCCCGCCTTCGGGGTTAAGGTAGCCAGCCACCAAGGTTGACCATCATATCGCATAACGAATCTGAAAGCAGTCTCATCGGTAGTAAACCTGACATGGATAGATGAAGCAAAGTTTACTCCACCCTTTTCACCGATTATGTATTGGCTAAAGTCAGCAAGTCCTATATCAAATAGGTCGCCAAGTGTTGCCATTTTCTCGGTAAGGATTAAAGGTCTTCCCATAAGTGAGGCATAAGGGGCTCCCGAAATACCACCAGCAGGCATATAAACGGGAACTCCACCAGTACCAACATCCATAGTCATAGAAGCTAATTGTGGGAAGCAATTGATATTAGCTACCCAAACAGCGCTAGCATGGCCTGCTGGATACATTCTCGACCACATCTTAATGATGTTTTCAAAGACGATGGTATCGGCAGCTTGTCCACTCTCTTTAGCAACAGAGATTATTGAGGGGTTAGAAGTGTGAAAGACGCCTAATGCCTGATTGGCACCATTGCCTCGCAAGAAATCATAATCCTGCACAAAGGCGATTGCCTGACCAAAAGTGCTACGGATTATTGGCTCAATGGATACAACCGAATCCTGCAATAATTCATCAGTTACATAGCACATCCCAGTTAGCTTATGGAGTGTTAGCCCCACCCTACCGAATACTGGATTCCTTACCGTCTTTGTACCCTTTTCCTCAGTTCTGTAAATAATGATTCCACCGAAATAATCAGTGGTATGGTCATCATCTACTAATGCCGGTATAACAACCCTATTGGTTGCCATTGGGATAACAGTTGCCCTTGATTTTACGATAGATGATTCAAGCGCTGTCTGTAAAAGAGTAGCCCTGAATTCTTCAGGAACTAGATACCCACCTTGGGATAAGTCGCCCTCTTCCATATAGCCAGCAGTCTTTCTAAGGGCATTGCTGTAATTTTTAAGAGCTTCACTAGTCTCACCATCTGGCCCTTCACACCGAATTAAATCGGTAAAGAAATGAGCCATGTTTTTGAAACCACTCTTCGGGTCTCCCAGAAGCTTCTCCTCTGGGCTCTTAGTGATTACTACTTCAGCAGCATCATCATCACCGGGAGTAACCTTTCGATCTGTCTCCCTTAATTTCTCAACTACTTCAGCAGCAGCTTTAGCTGCTAAGTCCGCAATCTCTTGAGGTTCCATGTATAATTCCTCCTATTAGTCTATTTTACCCTGAGCCTTTTCAATAACTTGCGTTACCGTCTTTTGAATTAACTCTACAGTCTGTTGTTCAGTTAATCCAAGCTCTTTAGGTTCTGGGATTTCAACGGGTTCTACTTCTTTTATAACATCAGCCCCACTAAGATATGATTCCAAGTATTCAATAGTATCCCTCACTTTAAGCTCATGCTTTTCCGAAATAAGCACCCCTATCACATCCCTTATATCATCAGGTATGTCGTCACCTGCTAAACGCATAATTTCTCGCACTAATTCCCATGCTTCCTTCATCGCTTCTTCATTTAAGCCCACTTCCCCGATAATGTTCTTGATATAATCTAAATTATCCATGAGTTCAGCTTGAGTGGTAGCCTTCTCTTCAACTTCAATCCCACTATCTTCGTCAATTTCCTCAACACCCTTATGAGCTTCCACCCATTCTTTAGCTTTTGCCATAGTCCAGTTATAGGGTGGTCTCTTATCGAACATATAAGTACGGACTTTCTTTTCTTTACCACAATAGAGAGCTTTAATGCCCTCTTTCTTTGAAATGTCTATCGTGGCTGTAACATTACACTCTGCTACTGGAATTCTAATCCAATCATCATTCTCTTCTGGCTTGGTGATAGCATCAAATTCCTTGGTAGTAATCACGCCATCATCAACAGCATTGCGAAGAGCATCTGGATTAGAGGGCACTGGAACTAGGGAGATTTCTAGTAATTCTTGTTTAGTATATGTTCTCTTGGGTGCTTTTTCCCCATCGCCATCTTCCCACTTCTTAGGAATGAAGCCTACTGATTCTGTTTTAAGATAGCCCTTATCAACAAGCCTCTCCACAATATCAGCAAACTCGTATGTTCCCTCTGGGGGGAACTCAACAGTATTTTTTAGCTTGCCCCCAGTGAGCCATACTTTAGGTGCTTTCCCAATGGGTAAGCTGCGGTAATCGTGTGCATACATAATGACAGGATTCTTCTTAAAGTTCCTTAAATCCCATCCTTTAGCATCAATCACTTCACCATCCCTATCTTGTGTTGACGTAGAAGCCGTAAACTCATAATTACGGTCTCCTAGTTTCTTTATCTCACAATCGAGAACCTTCCTGATTAAATCAGCCATAGATAACCTCCATTATTCAACAACTGGTAGCATTACACATCTAGTGTTTTAGATTTCTCATTAAAATATACTGTGCTTCCTCTACTGCTAATTCCCCATCCCGCTTGCGAGGGAATTGCCCCCGTACAGTTCTTGGATGCCCTATTATTTTGTTCGATTGAAATTCTATAGCCAGCTCTGCCTGTGGCTTTTTGAGTTTTAGGAAGGGAAGAATGGCTTTTAGAAAATCCGTAGCTTGCCCATAGCCAATCTGCCAAGTGTAAATATCTCTATGCTTAGAATTAGGGCGTTTACGAAAACTTACATAACCACCAAATGCCATTTGCAACCAATGGGGTAAATACTCTTGCACTAAAGTTAATCTAACTTGTAAGTGATAAATGGGAACAGTTGCATGATAATGACACTTTCGCTTAACAATGCCTATATTACCTTCGCCATCAAATAAACCTGCAATATATGCTAAATCTGTTCGTTTCATAATTTTACTCAATTACAGGCAAAAGTACGCACCTACAGTTGGGGTGAACAGGTATCTTGCCATGCGCTTCACCCACTGGATATTCCCCGGCTTCTGCTAAACACTCTTCACACGCATCTGCAGAAGGATAGAACTCTGATTTACTAACTCCCATCTCTTCGTAACCCCTTAAAGCTCCCTCATTAGAGGCTGCTATAACTTCAGTCCTAGCAACCATTGGTGCTCGGCGTTTATGGGCATACTAAGGGAGAAATAAGAAGGCAATTAGCTATGGGGAATACTTTCGCCCTCTGTAAGCCCCATAGCTAATTGCCTTCTTATTTCTCCCTTAGTAGTCTCGTTTATACTTGTAGCAAGGACAAGGGAGCGAGTTTCTATCCATTCAAGGGCAAATGGGCTTAAATCCACCTGTTTTAATTCTGAAACAGCATTATCTAAAGCATCCTGATACACACTTGTAATTAAAGGCTTAAAACCACTCCTAAACTTATCTCTAGTCAGTTCACTATCAAATAATGAGTCTTCAACACGCCCTAAAGTTCTTAATTGCTTTATAACTTCTCTTTCTTGGTCATTAAATAGCTCTTTAAGTCTAGCTCTAAAGTTTACTTCCTGCCTCTCGGTTTTAATAGCATAATTCCGCCATCGGATTTCCTTTTGGTCATCAGAAAAGCCCTTAGACTTAGGGGGCTGAACCTGTATTGTCCCTTCCTCCTCAATGGGAGTAGGAAACATATTCATTGGGATAAGTAACTGCTCACCACTAGGAATTGAGTCTAGTCCAACTAACTTTCTACCTTCATTGATAGTCATATATCCGGCCTTAACACCAGATTCAGCAAGTGCCTTCTTCTGCTCTATTGTTTCAGGCACAACTTCATCAAAATCAATCTCAACACCACTAGCTTTCGGAAACATTGGTAGTAATTGTTCATTTAACTTATTCTTTAATCTGGTAAGCCTCGGCTTGACTAACCATCGAGCAAAAGTATAATCCCCTGCCTCAGCATTAGCTCGATTAACATTTTCTGATATACCCATCACTGATAAGGGCATGCCAAATGTGAATAGAAGATTCTCCCTGGTCTGTCTTCTCAAATTTGGGAAGTCCATATCTTTTTGCGATATTTGTATCTGCTTGTATTTAAGCCCACCCTCTAATATAGCTATTTTATGTGCCCTTGATACACCCTCATACCGACTTGCCCACTGGGTTCTTAATTGTTCAAATTGCTCTTCACTTAATTGTCCCTCAGCTTCTAGTACAGCATCAGCTCTAGCAGAATTGTAAAAGAAATTTCTATTCCACTTACCTGCATAAGACTCTGAGTCTAATTCTACAGAAGCGGGTTGGGCATACCCGATACCACCATACGGACTTACCGGGTCAGGCATTGGGAAACGGATTATTTCACTCTTATTAAATGGAACTGTCTCTGTGCCATTCTGATAGATATAGCCAGCTATAAACTCTTTTTCCGAGGGTACTATTCTCATTAAGTGGGGTGGTAATACCCAAACCTCACCGGGTACACCCACTTGATTTCTAGGTAGATACCAATAAGCCTTTCCCGCTAAGTCCATGTGAATCTGGGTAAGCTCAACTACCTCTTGCCCCGTTTGAAACTCATTAGCAAAATCTAATAAAGTCAATATGGGGTGTTCAGGAATCTGGCTTCGCTCACTTCTTTCGCTACCCTTATATAAGCGCCATTTAACTTCACTAACCGCAGTAGCAATCCTAAGAGCGATACCAAATAAGCTGTAAACCTCACTATAAGCTGTTAAAAACCCTTTAGTATTTCTTTCAGGCGGN